TATCAATAATCCTTGCCGACAAAACTTGTGGGCCGTTCACCAATACATTCACCGAATAAAAAATTTGCTCAACCACATCAACATCGTTTTGCGTGATCCAATCCGTGTTTACTGTCATCACCTGGGTACTATTAACCAAATAAGGTGTGGTAATTGGAACGCCGTATGTCCATGATTGTGCAAGGTCGGTTTGTTTGTAAATCGGTTGTGAATACTTTTCACCGCTGATTTGGTTCGTGGTGCGGTGTACTCCGTTAAACAAGAACGAATCATACACCCCGTATTTGTTTAGGAACAAAACATCTTGTTGGCCGTACTTATTTTCACACACAAAATTCAATGGAATCACAATATCATCCCCCGCCTTTACAAAAGTTATGTTGGTTGATGCCGATACTCCACCCGCTGCCAACAATTGTACAATCTCAATACCTTGGATGGCGTTTGCACTTAACCCACTCACCGCGTTTGGCGTGATGGTTGCACTCCCACAAGTGATTGAAGTAACCACAGTTGCATCGTACCACAAATAAGCCGTGGTTGTTTCTGCGGTGATGGTAACTTGTGTTTTGTCCGTGTAAACCACTTTTGAAAATCCATCGTTAAACCCTTCCGATGTGTAAGTGTAACCCAATGTAGCCAAAACAACATTGGATGTCGCATACGCCGTGTATGTGGTTGTAACGCCTACTAAATACACCCCACGCACTTTAACGGCAACACGCATTGCCCCATTCCCTATATTTGGTTTGTATGTGCCGTTGATTAAATAATCCTCGGTCAACATTTGTTCTACCAATTTGTGAATGTCAATCCATCCACGCCCACTTCCATATTGGTCGGGTTTGCGGTTAATTGTCCAATTGGGTGAACCTGGGATTGTGGTTGTGCCACTCCATACATACACATCGCATTGATAATAGAATGAATCTGCGGTGTATAACGCATCGTAAAATTGGTAAATCAATGGGGATTTTGCCCCACATATCGCACTTGGTTGTTCGTTGAATGTCATCGTTTGAATCTTGCTTTTATGTCTTTGGCCATTGCCGTGGTTAATGCCTTATTGAATTGTGGTAATATCTCCTTTCGTGCCATTGTAACAAATGGGAATGGTTCAATACCAAAGTGTTTAATTTTTCTGTTCATCATGAATCGCATTGCGTTTTCATCGGCCTTGCCTTTGAATCGCCCCGTTCCCATATCCCGTGGTTGAATGCGTTTCATCTTTGTCCAATTACGCATCGATGCCAACGGAATGCCCTTGCCTGGCTTTCTTCCGTTCTGCACATAATCGGCGGTCTTATTCATGGTAATACCCATGTTTAACCCTTTGGGTGCGGGTTGAATAGAGTTCACCAATTGCCCAGATGCCACATAATTACCACGGAATGTCTTTTTGGATACGGAAATGGGTGTCCAACCTTCACCAACCTTTTTCCATTTGGCACGGATAGAAGTTCGTGGGCGTTTTACCTCCAATAAGGTACGACACGCAATCGCCCATTTGTTGGAATACTCCGCAACAACTTGTTCGCTATTTTTATACGCAATCGCCATCCGTAACCCAAGGGTTTATCAATTCGATTCCAACTGTGATTTGGTAACCCGCCAATACTGAATCCAATGTTTCCACAAATGGTTGAAAAGTAATGGGGCGTATGTATTGGATTTGGTTGTAATAATCTTGTTCCGTGCGCCACAACCCCTTTGAAAATCTTACATACAAATCTTGTAGGATGTTCGCGTAGTTTTGATTCTCGGTGTATCCGTATTGGCTGTATTCGGTGATTAAATTTTCTTGTTCGTTTTCCGTTTTCAAGAAGTTCACCCGATCCGCCACCATGATATTCATTTGGATAGTTGCTACCTGGTCGGTCAATGCCACCGATTGAATTGAACAATGCATCAACGGGAATACCAAAAATGCCTTAAAATCAAATTCGGTTAATGTGCCGTGTGAATAGTTCCACCCCTCCAAATCGGCAATGTCTTTCATCACCTCAAATGCGGTGCCAATGTGATTATTGTTCATCGTTGTTTAATTGCTTTTTGTTCCATTTTCGCAATGTCGCTTTCGTAAGCGATCCACATACAAGCGGAGTGAATGGGTTTTGTATAAACTTCTTCAAGGTTAAGGAAACTTCGGTTAGCAAGTCGGTAGACCATTCCAAACCATCCCCATTTTTCGGTAAGTCGTACTTCATCGACACTTCCCCCCTCCTCACCATCGCCAAATACTTCTGGGTAGAATTCAACAAGTCGATTCCTAAACTCCAAAAAAAAAGCAACGCACCAAACGCCGTGTTGCAATCCATGTCCTTAAAATCTGCGTTCAACTCCGCATTGTACGGGGCAATTTCATACCTTCCGTTCTGGCCTTCTTTGGTAATGGGGCGGTATAAAACCGATAACACCTTCCAAATATCATTGGGGGTTTTTTGGTATGTTTCAATGTCGATAAATTCACCCGTTGACAATTCATCCATGTTTGGGATGAATCCGTATTTGATGCCGTTCATTTTGAACCTGGGTGTGAACACGGGTTTAGATTCCAACATTTTGGAAATCTTAATCACACAATCTTTGAGGATGTCAAATGGGATGGCCTTTACCTCACTCATGGTCAATTCACAAAAGATGGCAACCGATTCCAACTGCCTTTGTGTTTCATCCATATCGGCCTTCAATTCATTGTACGCCAACATTTGATGCAACTTGACATCCTTCAACTCCGTGGGTACAATGATGGTTTTTGTTTCAATCATATACCCATAAAACGCCAATAATGGCGATTGTTTATACTAACCTTTCATGTAGGATGGTGTGAACCTGGGCGTGATACCTTTGCATCTCCTTATCGGTTACCAAAATATCCGTGAATTCCCGAACTGATGAAATGATGGTGGAATGGTCAAGGTGTGAAATGTTGCCAATCTCCATAAAAGTCATGTTTAATCTTTTTCTGCAAATGTGGTTGAACATATGACGGGCATACATGGGTTTGCGCTTCCTTGACTTGGTGATAATTTGGTCGGGTGTCATGTCCATTACCTCACAAATAACCCGTAACACTTCACCCCAGGTGGTGTAATTGTTGTTGATGTCGGTTTTGGGTTGCACAATCTCCCGTTTCAACATTTTAATTTCGCGGTCGTGTTGCATCTTATTTTCAACCACCAACAATCGCAGTCGTTTAATTTCTTGTTTGAGGTTGTGTATTTCTTGATAATGACTTGTCATATTTGATCCTCCAATCTTTCTTCAAATTCCAACATAGTTATTTCGTCACAATAAATTGGCCCGTGTTCTCCGACATCAAAACTCCAGGTGTTAAATTCTAATAATTCAATAGCAACATCAACATCCATTTGGCGGGATACAATTTCAATCATTTTTTGTTTGGAATAAATAATTCGTTGGGCAATTGCATCAATCCCAATCATTGCTTCATCAAATCCATCCGCTTTTAAGTAATTTGTCATTAAGCAAAGATACAAATCCACATGAAATAAACAATGGGGTCATTAAGCCCCCGCTGCAATCCTGTATTCGGTTGGTACTTTCTTCACACATTCGCTTCCGATTGGCATTGTCCACGCATCGTTGTATTCGTTCGTGTCATCGGCTGGGTACATATCGCCACCCCAAATGGTGTTGATGAAAAATTTGGGTTCTTTAATACCCTTACCGCAACAAGCACAACTCCCGTAAAAACTTTCGTGATTTGCGGAATACTTTTCTTGGTTGTCGTTGTACTTTGATTGAGAAATCCTTGGAATCTCAATGGTGTTTTTTGGTTGTTTTGTCATATCCATACCACGAATATACAACTATATTTTGAATTCCAAATACAAAATGTAAAAATAATTAAAAAAAATTTATCGGATGTCGTAGTTCCCGTAATTTGATTTGATACCCAACGCCATCATTTCGTGATAACGCCATGAATCAATCCCGTGATCCGTTCCAATCGGGGTGTTGTTTGTTCGCCCCTGGGTGTCCGTATCCCAACAGTAATTCCGCAGTTCCTTAATTAGGTTTGTGGATGTGGATGTAACCAAATAGGATTGGGATTGCATGATTTGGATTCCGTAGTTGATTGAATCTTTGCCCTTGGTTACTCCCTTGATTCTTATTCCATACCTCCGTATCTCATCAATTGATTTTGGTTCAGCACTATCCGCATAAACGGGTACATGGTTCGGCAATGCCCTTGCAATGTCCGAATTAAGCATTCCCGTGCGGTATGCGACCTCATCAACGATTCGTTGACCATTGTATTCATAAACGGCAACAATCGCCGTGGGATCGTTTGTATAACCGAAATCCACCCCACAACCAACCAACCTTGCATCCTCTGGTATTTTGTCGATGGTTTGCCAATTGCTGAATATAACCCCTTGTAAGTTCCCAATCTCACCAAGCCCATATACCCGCCACCAATTGGCCCAATAGTTTGATGTTTCCGCCCTATCCCGTGCCTTTTCAATTTCGTTTACAATTGATTTGTCCAACGCTTCATTGTCTTTGTAGGTTAGTACAATCATTTCCGCATCCGCATCATTTACCAATTCACTATCCACCCAAAATTCCGCCACGGGGTTGTAATCCAAGTATATGAATTTACGGGTACGGATTGCCATTTGGTAGTATGATTCCCAATCAATGTTGTTGCACTCATTTACAAATAACACATCACGCCTTGCACCCCTTAATTTTTGTGGTTGGTCTGCGGAAAAGAATTCAATGTATGAATCGTTGGAAAAGGTATATGTCAATGATGATTTGTTCCACTTGTTGGCATCGTACATTCCCACCATGTCCATAATTTTAAGGAAATCACGGATTGCACCCCTTCGCAAATGCGGGATGGTTTCCGATACCACAGATATTTCACACTTCGGATTTTGAACCGCGTATGTGATAAGCATTGGAATAATGGAAAAGGTTTTTGAACTGGATGTTCCACCCCTCACAATGCGGATCCGTTTACGGAGTTTCGCTATCTTGGTTTGTGCCGTGGTTTTTTGCAACATTACAACAATGAAATCTGTGGTGTTTCTTTGGCATAGTTATCAATCAATGCAAAATTGATATGTGGTGTTCTTGCCCAATCATCGTTGGTATCAATCGGCATTTGTTCGGGTACCTCGTATTTGGATTTGAATATAGTTACATTTTTTAGTTCGTGTTGGTCGATTAAACTATCCAACCTCCCACCCCGTGATGCGGTCAATGTTAAATTGTTAGGTATTTCACCCAACCTT